TTCTTTATGGAACGGATGTAATGCCATACGTTAATGAAGCTGCCTTGCAAAGAAATGTTGTTGCCTGGTTAAACTATGCCTTACCTAAAGGATCTATCTTTCACCATTCCCCATCAGAAGGGGCAGGGAATAAGGTCCAGTACTATGTAAAGCAAAAGACACTTGGATTTAAATCCGGCTGGCCAGACCTCGAAATTTTTGTACCGGGATGCAAGGTTATCTTTATTGAATTAAAGCAACCCAAGAATTATCCAACGCCAAGGCAACGAGCTATCCACGAAATATTAAATAATACCGGTGCTTTATGTTTTGTCGCTAGGTCTATCAAGGAAGTATACGATGGCATCAAGGATACCGTAGAAGTATCTGGGCATCCATATGTAAAGGCTATGGTTAATTCAGAAGAAACAATTAGAGGTGGGAAAGCGAAGCGGAGATCTACTTAGCTACCCTATTACTAGAGTTTGAAACACTAGAGCAATGCCGAAAGGCTGTTTTTTATCTAGCAGAATTTATTCACCACGATTTATTTTTTGATTGTACTCTGCATGATGAAACCTTTGCGTTCTATTTTGAACATTGGATTAGACATAATCATTTCAGTAAACCACCTTTAAAAAGGCCATTAGAATTTAATTCAATGATACTTGGAGATTGACTTTCAAAGACACGATATTTTACATTAATATGAAAATTTGTCTTGACATGGCAAAATTAAAAAAATATTCGTTATAAGAATAACCCTATTAGTAATAAGAATATTCACATTAGAAATATGACTAATCAGCAACTTAGAAATAACCTTCAAAAAGTTATTTCTAAAGTTGCTAAGAATACTAACATTCACTACAAGAATAGTATTATTACTAATAGGATGGAATCAGAAGAAATACGAATTGAACACCTTTCACAGAAAGTTTTAAAGCAAGCTGAAAAGATCTTATCAAGACACGAATACTGGAAGATTATTGATCATGTTCACAAGCTTGAAGGTCAGGAAAAAAAAATTTTTCTCGAACAATTAAGAAGGCAATTCCAACTTGTACGCAAATGATGTTTATGAGCTAGATTATCTTATACAGGAAGCAGCGGAAACTGAAAGAAGACTTCCCTCTGCTTTTAGAAAACAGAAGCTTGCTTCTTGGCCAGAATATCAAATTGAATGGTTAAGTTATGGTGATATTGTTTATTCACCGGGTCTTCCTAAAGCAACAACGCTACAGGTGACAAAATATGAGTATGTGCTAGGGTTATTGATTGATAAATGTAATGAGTCTGATCGAAGGCTAATATGGGCCGTAGCGCATAGTGGTGCTTTTCGAGAGCGTGGACCTAAATGGACAAAGTTGGCAAAAGCTTATCATCAAGATCGAAGGACAGTTAAGAATAATTATAAGGCTGCATTAATACGATTACATTATAAGTGTACGACTAAAAATCCATGTATTGTCTTTTGAAGACATGAATATTCTTAAAAAGAATAAAATGTTGTTGACTTAATGAACTGAACTATTATTTTTATTCTTATAATAGGGAGCTTTGCCGTTTTTTGTTTTTATCTCCCTACTATTCATCGTGAATACTTCAATAGTACCCGGTAATTAGTCACCTCTAGTTGCCGGGTTTTTAATTAGACATGAGCGAATATCAAAAATATCATAGCAGTACCAGGATGAAACAGGAACGAGCTTTACGTAATAAGAACAGGCGTGAAGCAATAAGGTCCGGGAGAGTTCAAAAAGGTGACGGTAAAGAGATTGATCATAAGGATGGCAATCCAAGGAATAATGGTAAGAAAAATCTATCAATACTTTCCAGAGCAGCGAATAGAAAGAAACAGTAATGGGTGCTAAAGGACAATCACTGGTTACAAAGGATATGATGGTTGAGGTCTGTCAAAGATTAGCGGATGGTGAGAGCTTAACGAATATGTGTAAGATCTCCAGGCACTTGCCGGATAGGCAGACGATCTATCGGTATGTACAGGCTAATGATGAAGCGTATGAAGCTTATTCAAAGGCTAGGGCTATACAAGGTGAACACATTGCAGATCAGATGAGGGATCTGATTAATGAGCCATTACCTGATGATCCTAAGAAGGCTATGGCTGAAGCGACATGGCGTAGGATCAAGCTGGATAATCTGGATAAGCTGAAGAGGCAATTGCAACCTTTGGGTGGTGTAAGGAATAATCCAAATGATAGTAAGGCTACGAGTGGTAGTATTACTTTAACATGGGATGGGAATGGGTGATGTTCTTTATCTTATGTAGGCTTTGACACCGATCACGCGTGACCCAAGCCATTTGATTTTTAAAAATAATGTAAGGATAATGTCAACGTAATGTCAGTATTAAAGTTCATATCCTTATTTTATTAATGATTGGTCGTAGGGTTATAACCTATGACCACTAATATTTTAGACTAGGCGTGACCCCACCCTCCCAAAACTGGGCGCGCCTTCTATATTGTTTATATCCTTTCCTAAGGTTCCATCAACCACACATATCCAGTCATGCTAACCAAAAAACAACAATCACTTTTATCAAAGCACAGCGATCACCACAGCAAAAAGCATATGGATGAAATGAAGAAAGCTATGACAAAGAAAAACCCATTAACATTTTCACAAGCCCATAAGATTGCCATGAAGAAGGTTGGCAAATGAGTAGTCCGGCATGGACCAGAAAAGCTGGTAAATCCCCTACTGGTGGATTGAACCAGAAGGGTAGGGATAGTTATAAGGGTGGTACGTTAAAGGCCCCTGTAAGTTCTGGAGATAATCCCAGAAGAGCATCTTTTTTAGCGAGGATGGGCGGAACAAAAGGTCCAGAGTATAAGGATGGAAAACCTACGAGATTATTACTTTCCCTTAGAAAGTGGGGAGCGAGTAGTAAGGCGGATGCCAGAAAGAAGGCAGCCAATATTTCAAAAAGAAACAAAGGGAAAGGATAGGATATGCCAGGCAAGAAAAAAGGTAAGGGCGGTAAGAGGTACTAATGATGACCCCTAAGAAAAAGAAGTTAGCGGCTATGTATGGTGATCCCAATAAGATTACGAGGGGTGATGTGATTACGGCTGCAAAGAAAAATGCAGATAAAAAGCCTAAGAAGAAAAAATCGATGATGGGTGCAGCATGAGTTTATATGAGAATATCAACAAGAGAAAGAAGGCTGGTACATCTAGGCCTAAGAGTAAATCGACTATTTCAGATAAGGCCTATGCTAATATGAAGGCTGGTTTTCCCAATAGCGAGAAAAACAAGAAGAAGCGCAAGTCTATGATGAGCAGTTAATGGATGCTATTACACGCCATCATTATACAAACATAGCAAATGGTAATAGTGTACCCAATGAAGATGGTTCTTTATCTACGGTGAGAAATATTACCATTGAGCGAGATGGGCTGCATTATGTTTTACCTACGATATGGGATGGCCGTGAAGTTGATACACAAACAGCTATACGCAATTCTACAAAGATAGATGTTGAATGGCCTGTTTTTAATTCTGAAGAAGAAGCCAATGCCTGGTATGCTAATGTAAAGAAGACTTGGGAGCCTATTGGTAATGACCCGGTAAAAGCCAGATCAATATTAGAGCAGGCTAATCGAAGAAGTTTAATAGGGATGTTTGAGTAATGCAGATTAAAATTCCCTATAATCCTCGTTCATTGCAAAGGGAGTTGCATCAGAAGCTTCATAAGAAGAGATGGGGCGTTGTGGTTTGTCATCGAAGATGGGGCAAGACCGTGATGGCCATCAATCATTTATTGAGGGATGCGATATTGAACGACAAGCCTAATCCTAGGTTTGCGTATATAGCCCCTACGTATCGACAGGCCAAGGCGGTGGCTTGGGATTATTTAAAGCAGTTTAGTTCGGCCATACCGATGGTTCGGTTTAATGAAACGGAATTGAGGTGTGATTTACCTAATGGTGCGAGAATACAGTTATTGGGTTCGGAAAGTCCGGATAGTTTAAGGGGATTGTATTTAGATGGTTGTATTCTGGATGAGTATAGCCAGATTTTACCTTCTATGTTTCCGGAAGTGATACGCCCGGCATTAAGTGACCGTAAAGGTTATGCGATATTTATGGGTACGCCACAGGGCATGAATAATTTTTATGAGGTGTATGAAGCAGCCAAGACGGATAAGGATTGGGTTACGGCGGTTTATAAGGCAAGTGAAACAGGTATTCTGGATGAGGAAGAGCTAGATAGTGCTAGAAAGTCCATGTCCGAAGATCAGTTTAACCAGGAATATGAATGCAGCTGGGTTGCGAATGTTCCCGGTGCTATCTTTGCCAAGGAAATTGAAAAGGCGGCGAATGCCAATCGGATTACCAATGTTCCTTATGATGCGGGGCATAAGGTAGATACATGGTGGGATTTAGGTGTGAATGACAGTACGGCAATCTGGTTTAC